CCAATGAATTGATCCCATCGACGACGTGCGCAAACTAAAGTAGCTGACTGCTCCATCATCAAACCAAACTTATTGATGAATGCGCCCTGTCCCTCAAAGCCATTGACCGATTCAAGGTACATCTCGATGGGGTATGCTTCCTTGAACTCTGAGAGTGTGTCCTCACCAAGGATCTCGTCCTTACCGACTAGGCTGCGAGGGATGTAGAAGAAGTCACTGCCGTATATGGAGATAGACTCAATGATCAGGTCCTCAAGGAGGAACTGTTCGTTGTTTGTTCCATGACTGAAGTAGACGTTGCGTCCCATTTTTATCCTAAGAACATTTCCAATGGGGCAGACTTGTTAATCATTTCTTCTTCTAGTGCTTTGATCTCTTCAATTGCTTCATTATAAAGTGCTTTCCCATCAATCGTTACACCACCAGGTAGTTGAAGGCCAGAAAATTTAGAAAGATTAGCTCCCCACTGCTTCTTCAGCACAGCTGTAGTGTAATGCTTTAGGAATGGATCACCATACATCTTAACCGCGACATCAGGATCAAGTGCACGATAGACTTCAACTAGAATGTAGTTGCCTTCAATCATTTCTTCAGTCCAACTCGCCTCGATGTAGAGCCTACCAATGAGCTTATTGAATCGATAGAGTGGTTGACCATTCAAGGTCATGTCAAGAAGTGCTAGGTGACTCATGACCTGTGAATAGTAAACGATTGATGTGCTGGTTAAGTCGTAGAGATCGTTTAAGCGAAGCTGATACTGAAGATCAAAGATTGACTTTGACGTTGAAGTACCTGATGCAACGGGGAACACCCGAGTCACGCCAAAGACTAAATCGGGCAATGTGATATACTTGTTCGCAATGTCTGTAGAGGTGATCAAATGCTTCATATAGATCTTCTCGATACCATCGTAATGAAACAGACGGAAGTAGTCGATCGCCTCGTCCACTCGATCCTCGATCTGTTGGTCGTCAAGGTTGACCTCAACTACTGGTTCGCCAAGTGAACGAAGGCAGTAATCAATGAGTTGTTGTCGTGTTGCAACGGCCATGTTTTATCCAATTAAACTTACAAACTGAGGTATGACCACGAACGCGCCACCTGCCATGGTTGCTAGCGCGTCATTAAGTTCCACGCCATGAGGACCATGCATATAGTCACCGGTAGCCTTATAGTTAATCCAAGCGTCATTGGCTTCCTTGCCGAAGGCGATCAATGTGACGACTATAGAGGCGATCAACGCGGCCGATGGTATATGCGCAAGTATCGCAACAGAACTAATGACAGCAGCAATTCCGGCACCATAGAAGGCGTGATTGGCTTTGTCTTGAGGTAGTGATGGTATGGACATGTGTTCTCCTAGTCACCACTTATTTATACTGGAGGAGTTGGTTCCACTGCTAAGTCTGGTACAATCATGACGGGATAGCGTGTCCTGATCTCGGAGACCTTCGCAAGCCACTCCTCATGGGTAGCTTCACCGCGCTGTGACTTGAAGAACAAGGGATCTGCCTCGATGGTATACGCCGTGGCACGAGCGGCTTTGTTCTGCGTGTTGGTTGCGATAATTACATCTCGTGCCTCGTTGGCGATCTCTGTTGCAGTCTTATCCTGCACCGTAACTAGAAACACCTGTCCGTCTTCGATATACGCTGCTGAGGGCAGCAACCTCTGAGTGGCGTGATCATACGCTTTCCAGAGGTTTACCGGCAAACACGAGTTCTCGAATAAGAACTCAGAGTCTGGACCTGATGGCGGAAACGATGTATTGGGGAACAACTGCTTATAGTCTGCGACCTCAGCCACTGCCCCGTCTTGTACTCTTGCTATTAACATATTATTGTCCTATCATTGCTTTGGTTGGGGGTGTGAATGCTGTGGTGTATCTTGCTATACCTTTGGTGATTCTTAAGTCATCTATGTATCCATTAAATGGATATAAACTTCCTTGAGTCCCTATTGTTAAACTAGTTAAACTTAAATCATACGTCTGAGCACTATTTTGAGTGGTTCCTATTTGAGAACCATTAACAAACATTCTGATATTATTATCAGTCCCACGTGTTAATGCTACATGATACCACGCATTGGTAGTCATACCATGCGCCGCAGTATAATCCCAAGCAGTACTAACTCTACCGTAACCTAATAAAGAACCACCCTGAAATCCAAAAAACATTCCTGGAATTCCAGACGCAGATGTAATAAAATAAGTATCTCCAACAACACTACGATTAATCCATGCCTCTATGGTAAAAGCACCACTACCAAAATTAAACGATGGATTAGTTGGAATTGACAAATAGTCCCCCGTACCATCAAAGTACATAGCACCAGTACCATACTTGATCTGTGTGCTTGATACCCTGGTGTCACCTACAGTAACTATGTCGTTCTTAGCGGTGGCGTCGTAGATACCGGCGTTGCTGCCGAGTAGCAACAAACTGGTGTTAGTGCCATCGACTGCGTTGACGTTGGTGCCTAGTAGACCGGGAGTTTGATTAGGTTGCGGAGGTGCTGCGGGAGGAGTGAAGTTGCCAGTGTAAACTGCGGTACCTTTGATAACGCGAAGATTGGAGATATATGCATTAGACAAATAACCTGTTGAATAATACCCTCCAATTACACCGTAAGTTCCTGTATAGTTAACAGTATCTGCAAGTGAGCCACTAGTAAATATAGAAGTTTCAAGAACTCCATTAAGATATAACTTAGTTACACCGGTACTTCTTACCAATGCAATGTGGGTCCAAACATTATATAGTACTTTATTATTGGCTGTGCTATAGCTATAATTACCAACATACACGCTTAATGAATTAGATAAGTATAAATTCATTGCTAAACTATTTGCTGCACTCGTATAAAATCCACCGGATGTACCGGATAGCTGAAACAATCCACTATTAGTTCCAGATAGAGGATAGTACCAAAGTTCAATAGTATAATCACCGGTGCCGATAGCAGATGCAAGTGTAGCACTAGTGTAGTCAGACGTACCATTAAAGTACATACTACCCCCAACCGTAGCAAGCGGCGCAGTCACTGAGATGTTCCACGGTGCTGCAACCTTTGTGATCGGTGACGTGAAGGGTAACTGTAGCAACTGAGTCTTAGGTGAGCCGGTTGCTGTGATTGCAAAAGCATTGGCAGAGTTATCAATGAAGGTGTTGTTTTGTAGGGTTAGTAGGCTGGTGTTAGTTATTGCAGTTAACGGTGCTGATGGCGGTGTGAATGCGCCGGTGTAAACTGTTGTATTGGTTATTCTAAAGTTTGAAATATACCCATTAAACCCATATCCAGGCGAAGCTTGGGTATATCCAATATACGCAGGTGTCTGCATAATAGTAGTCGTGAAAGTTGCATTAGTGGCATCAAGTACTCCATTTATATACATTTTTGCAACATTACTACTATCACGTACTATTGCAATATGCATCCATGTATTCAGTGGAGGTGAGGAAGTACTAATCAAAGTACCATTACCAACTGATGCTCCGGTACTTATAGATATTTTACTTGCTGGATCGTTAAATAACAAATGCATTCTACCAGTATCTGCAGTTCCAGCCAGATACTGTGAATATATACACTGAAGTGAAGAACTAGTTGAATACATCCAAAATTCTATAGTAAAAGCACCAGTACTGGCTATAGGTATATTACTAGGTGTAAGATAAGTAGAAGCACCTGCAAACAGCCCACCCCAATTCGACGCAAACGGTGTGAAGGCACGCATCGACGGAGTGCCTGATGCGGTGATCGTGGCGACGTTCGCAGAATTGTCCTTGAAGGTGGAGTCTTGCAGGGTTAGTAGGCTGGTGGCTGTGCCAGTAATTGCTGCTATGTTAGTACCCGCACTTTGTGTTGCTGTTAGTGGGGCAGTTGGGGGTGTGAATGCTCCGGTGTATACTGCTACCCCTTTAACTACTCTTAGGTTTGATATGTACCCGCCTAATTTGAATGACTGATTTCCTGCTCCGCTACCAATATAAGCGCCATACAAATTAGATGTAAGTGTTGCACTGCTTGTGCCCGTAGAACTTCCTGCCACACCATTTAAGTAACCGGTAATTGTAGACCCATTTCTAACTATGGCTACATGGTTCCAAGAGTTTAGTGATGGTGTAATATTTAAAGTAGTTTCAAAAACCCATGAATTAGAAGATTGATAACTAAATCTTATACCACTACCGGTATAGTATGCTACTACCCATCCTGCATTGCCAATGTAAGTTGTATTATTACTTGTGCCTAATAGGTCTGCCGTTTGGTTAGATGAAATATACAACCAAAATTCAATAGTAAAGTTAGCGTCAAAGGTAAAGTTAGAACTTTGTGGAGTAGATAGCCAGTCTGTAGTACCATTAAAATACGCCGACCCGCTAACCGGATCCACAGTTGCAGCACTCGTGAACGGTGCTGATACTAGTTGAGCTTTAGGAGTACCTGTGGCAGTGATCGTGTTGGGCAGGATTGCGTTGTCTTTGAAGGTTGGATCCTGTAAGGTCAACAAGCTGGTTTGCCCTGGATATATCGCCGAGATATTAGTACCGGCTGCTTGAGTTGCAGAGAGTGTTTTAGCTGGCGGTGTGAATGCACCAGTGTAGACTGCGGTGCCTTTGACGATACGTAGATTAGAGATGTAACCATTAAATGGAAGAGGCGATGCACTATTTCTATATCCAATGGTCAAGGTACTAGCTAATGGATATATTGTTCCACTAAAAGTACCCTGACCATCTTGAACACCATTAAGATATATTTTAATATTGTTGGTTGCGCTACCGCTTCTAGTCACTACTACATGGTTCCAAGTGTTTAATGCGATAACAGTAGTGGATACTATAGTTGTTCCGTATGTTCCGCCGTCGGATGATAGGTTTACACCAATCTGCCCTCCACTAGTAATTAAAAATAAATAACAATCGCTAGTTGAACCACCTTCTTTACCCACAATTATTCTAGTTGAACCTACGTTGCCTACGATATATACCCAAGCTTCTATAGTGAAGTCGTTAGAACCAAGTTGAAATATTGCATTATCAGGCACAGTCAAATAATCAGACGAACCATTAAACAGCCCACCCCAAACCTGAGTAAACGGCGTGAATGACTTAATCACCGGCGCCGGGCTCGTTGCGGTGATCGTGGCGACGTTCGCAGAATTGTCTTTGAAAGTAGAGTCTTGCAAGGTTAACAGAGTTGTAGGATCTGAGAAAGTGATTGATCCCGATGTAGTAAAGGAGTACATCTTGTATCCACCAGACGTGGTGACTGATACAGTACCTGTAGTAGTTGCGGTTGCATAAGTGTCAGCATGGCGTATAATAACAACACCGCTACCACCTGCTCCGCCTGTGCCACGAGCAATATTAGCAGTACTACCACCACCTCCGCCGCCAGTATTAGCTGTACCATTTGAGCCATTAGCACTTGTACTTCCGGTACCTCCTCCGCCGGTTCCACCGGTACCTGCAGTACCGCCCCAATTACCTGCTCCTCCGCCTCCACCGTAATAGGTAGCAGTGCCGCTAATTGATGATTGGTATCCAATACCTCCTGTTCCCCCAGTCACATTATTTGGTGCACTACCACCTGCAGCGCCGGCGCCACCACCACCACCACCTGGGTATCCGCCAGCACTAATACCTGCTCCTCCGCCATTTCCAAGTTGAGGAGCTACTGCGTTAGAAGCCGATGCAGCCTGGACATTGCCATATCCTGCACCACCACCCGATCCTCCCGTACTACTAGCATAGTCCCAACCACCGCCATAGCCGCCACCTTCAGCAATAGTGGTGTCAAATGCAGAATTACCGCCCTTTACGCCACTACCCTGGGTTACTGCAACAGCCCCGGCGCCAACAGTAACCGTATAAGTTACTCCAGGCAACACACTGCGGCCACTAATGGGGATTACTCCTCCAGCACCACCACCGCCGCCACCCGCTTGATTACCACCACCACCACCAGAGCCTCCTCCTGCAACAATAAGTAGGTCAACGTTAGGTGTAGCAGTACTAGTTATTTCTGCAATGTTACTACCAGCTGACTGGATCTTTGTTAACGGTGCTGAGGGTGGAGTGAATGCGCCGGTGTAGACTGCGGTGCCTTTTACTATACGTACATTAGATATGTATCCTAGGAATCCTGATCTAGTAGTGGAACCAGTCTGCATACTACCAATACGTACACTTGTCGTTGTATAGTTACTGGTATCGGCGAAACCTGTTATAAAAACTGCACCATTCAAATATATAGTACTAACACCACTCGATCTAACAATTGCTACGTGTTGCCATATATTAGTAGTTGAAAAAGCAGCATACTTAGAAACTCCATAGAAATATGCACCTAAAGTACTTGCGCTTGGTTCACTGATTCTGAAGTCAATTCCGGTAGCATAAGATCCTAGACTGAAAATCGGTTGATTAACCAAGTCTGTGTTGTAGAACCAAAACTCAATAGTAAAATTAGCGGTGCCGATAGCAGATGCAACGTTATCCGGAACACTGATGTAACTACTACCATTAAAATACGCCGAACCTGCCGCAGCTGCGGGTAGCGAGTACGCCGCAGTGGGTGCGAAGGGTGAGAAGGCTTGTACGCTGGGTGTGCCTGATCCTACAGATACGGTAAAGTTATTAGTAGAATTGTCTTTGAAGCGATTGTCTTGTAGGGTTAATAAACTGGTGGCTGTGCCGGTAATAGCTGCTATATTTGTGCCGGCTGCTTGAGTTGCTGTTAGTGGAGTAGTTGGGGGTGTGAAGTTGCCGGTGTAGACTGCTACGCCTTTGGTGATGCGTAGGTTGGATATGTATCCCTGATAAGGATATAGGTATGATCCAGCATTCAAAGCTCCAATATAGAATGGTGATGAAACACCTGCACTCCAAGTAGTAGCTGCACTGCCAACTAATATTCCATCTTTATATAGTTTAGTAGTAGTGCCATCATGAGTAACAGCGAGATGGGTCCATTTATTAAGTATTAAAGTGGTTGTGATGGCACTACTATTAGTGTAAGTATACCAAGTTACACTTGTTGTAGTTATATCTAGACGCCAACCTTCTGGATATGTATATGCCGTAGACATGATAGTGCGCGCACTATCATAGCCCGCACCCAATGCATATGCCGTAGGATATACCCACACGTCTATTGTAAATGTAGTAGAACTAGAGAATGCAGTATTAGCACTACTTGGCGTAGTCAAATAATCTGTTGTACCATTAAAATACCCACTCCACCCCGTCTGCGAAAAAGGCGAGAAACTGCCTTGTGTGGGAGTACCTGAGCGTGTGATAGCGGCGGTGTTTACTGACGAGTCAATGAACGTGTTGTTCTGAGCACCGTTAGTGCCATCTCCGCTAAGTAGCAGCGTAGTGGAATTGAAGTAGGGATCGGTGGTAGCTTCTACTACCCCACCACCCACGCCACTGGCAGCAAATAGGTCACGATTCATGCCATCGCCTTTCCAAGTACGAACCCGTTCCAAGTGGTTCCACCATCATGTGAGAAGAAGCCCAATACGTCACGTCCAGAAGCTGAGAGCGTAGGTGCGGTAGCCGCAGCCCACTTGACGCCGCTGAACCAAGTGATGGCGAAGGCGCTGCCGTTAGTCACGTCTAGGATGAAACTGATCGCAGTACCTGCTGCCGGTACGTTAGCTAGAGTAAACGTAGTAGCTCCTGCGATTGTCTTGCTGAAGTAATTACCTGTAGCTAAATCGATTGCCGCCGCCGCGATGGCGACCTTAGTCTCCTTAGTACCTATGAGTACTGGGGCAGTCAAAGTCTTATTTGTAAGTGTCTGTACACCTACTAGGGTTACTTCGCCAGCAGGACCTGTGGGACCTGTTGCCCCTACACCAGTTGGACCTGTTGGACCAGTAGCACCAACACCGGTTGCTCCCGTCAATCCAGTTGGACCAGTGATGCCGGTTGGACCGGTTAATCCAGTTGTACCCACACCAGTGGGACCAGTAGGTCCCGTTACCCCGGTTGGACCAGTCGCACCAGTTACACCACTAGAGTATGCCAGTGCAGTCCATGCTCCAGAACCAGTACCAACCTTAAACTTACCGGTATCGGTTTCGTATCCTGGTTCGCCTACAGCCAGCGTGGGATTAGCCGCGGTCCACTCGGCGGCCGTACCGCGTCGGTATTGTATTTGTATAGCCATTATGGTGTTCCTGCGTTGATTGCTGTGATTCCGCCGTAGTTGGTACTTGGTGTACCACCATCAAGGTTTGCTAGTGTGCCCGCTGACACCGTGACTGTTATCGCTTCAGCTACGTTGGTCGCCGTGACACCTGATCCAACGAAGTTAATGCTAGTAGCCGCGGTGCTAAGCGTAGTGCCTTCGTCTTGGATCGTCAAGGCGCTACCACCGCTACCTCCGCTTCCAGGCACACCTGATGGTTGTATCCACTGTGTGTTGT